TGCCTCCGGATAGGGATACGCCCACTCCCAATCGGGAACCTTGGACGTCTTGAAATACGCAAGCGTCCAGGCATACGTCTTCCAGAACGCATAGACAACCGGGTCCCAGTTGAGGACACCATCAAAGAGATGAATACCCATGCGTGCTTCAACTGCCTGTCCATCGGGAGCAAGAATATGTCGGTCGGTGTCTTTCGCTCGCTTCAACAGAAGTCCCGCCTCGTCCTCTGCTGCTTTTTCGAGTGTGGATTGTTGTTTGTAGTACAGTGCCCGTGCATATCCATCCTCACGGAGCGAGAAGATACCAATATTCGGCATGAAGTCGTTTCCAAAACACAGGACGGACATCTCCACAAACTCATCTGCTGGAATCGGCAAAGCAGCTGCCAGAGCAGACACCGAGAACACACTGAACCCCTCGTCCTTCTGTTTCTCACGCATGAGATACAGGTCACCGAGAGAGCGTTGCGCCACCGAAATCAAGACCAAATCCGCATCCAATCCGTAGATACAGACTCGTCGTCGTTCCGTAGCAGGCATGTCCCGCAACCAAAGGAAGATCTTGTGCTCGCCCTCGCCCGGTTCATCTGTTCCGGAGACCTCCACATAGGGAAACATGAAGCGAATGGTGTCGGCAAGTTCCTTCATGTAGGGAGTTCCGGGTGAAATTTGATGCTTGTCAAACGACGATGCCATCTCGGGGTTCCGAAAGCGGCGATACCTCTGCTGCACCATCTTTGCGTAGGGAACCAGTCCGTCAAAGGCAATATACACCTTACGAGTGAGAACGGTGTGACCCAGAAACTCGTGAAGCGCAACAATGATACTTCCAATCGGATTTTCAGATTTCAAATACGTGTGAATGAAGCAGTTGAAGTCAATCGCAAGGACATCGTAGCAATCTTGCTCAATCAAGTCCCTGGCAATGTGCTTGTGTGTTTTGAGAAGCGACGCGACGTAGAATGGAATACCCATAATGGAAAAAGAACCCAAGCATGAAAGTCAATCGTTTTCAAAACCATGCAAGCATCATTTTACGCAGAACATCCAGTTCACTTTGTGATTTGTAGTATTCGGTATAGAAGATATAGTCATACTGATACGGCGAAGGGTCTTCCCAATCGTGGGGGAGAAGTTTCTTCTGAAAGTTCCGGAAGATACGAATCACCTTGTTCGCCTCCCGAATCTGTCCACCGATGCGTCGTCGCATCCGAGTCGCGCGCTTTTTAGCGAGTCGACTATCCCACTCCAAGTTCTCCACGTCGATTGTTGGTCGTTGTGTCTCCATCTTGCTCCATCACACCTGTCCTTCTTTCTTCACAAAACTGAATTCGTTTTGAAAACGAAATCGTCTTTCTACAAAATAAAACTCTCGTATGTCCTGTGAAACCTGCAATACTCGTGGGAGCTTCATGGAGCCGTGTCCAATCTGCTTGCCTCCTCCGCCCAAGTTGGAGAGGCAGTTAACCGAATCAAAATGGGAATACGGAGAGGAAACGATGAAACAAGACATCCAACGCAAGGAGTTGTTGGTTGCCCAGTCGGGTCATCATATTTATAAAGTTGTGCGTCAAGGTGACTCGCTTATCCGTGTCTACGGAAACGAGTCGTGCTCGGACTGTAGGCGAAACGATATTCGGTACCCTAAATTCGAGAGTCTATATCGTGTGTGTGGATTTCTGTGTGGAAAGTGTGCGACTTCTAAATAAATGTGGGAGTGGTTGCTTTTGATGCTTGTCCCTCTTTTTGCCGTCTACTTCTGGATGTCGCAAACCAAACCTGCTGCACCGGGTTGTGGAGCGTGCGCAAAGCGAAAGAATGTTGAACTAGAATAAAATGGACGACGATTATGCTGCTTCTATCAAACTTGGCGGGTCTCCTGCCTGTCCTGCAGGCAAGATTCGTCGTGTCGGATACACTACTCGCAAGGGCACGCGTGTAAAGTCTGCCTGTATCAAGGACCGTGGGTCTAAGGGTCGCTGGCGCACCGTCAAGCGGATGTTGGGCATCGGTCCTCTGAGTCGCGGTGACCTCATTTCGTTGGGATACAGTCACACCAAACCCACCGCAGTTCGCCACGAAGTCATTGACAAGGCAGTGTCCAAGTATGGGCGCAACAAGACCATTCGCAAGTTGAATGCCATCGCTACCTACAGCAAGCGTACCGCACCCACTCGTTCGATGGTCTACAAGAGAGACATGCGCTACGTTCAGAAGAAGTATTAGATAAGTATAAATGGCGCGTAAGATGAAGATTCCGTTGTGGGCGTACGCGGTCGCAGGTACTATCGTGTTGGCGATAGTGGTGTCGTTCGTATCCACGCCCATGATGAGTGCGACGTGTCCGGGTACGTATATTTACTGCCCCGGCGTAGGTTGTGTGTCCGGAAAAGACAAGTGTTTTGCAGGTGCCAAGGGCGGACCCACCAAGGTGTTCTCACGAGAAACCTTTGATGTTCCGAAACCCAAGGGATGGCAGGATGGTTGGGAGAAGACCATCCCCCAGATGTTTGGCAAGTGGCCGGGAAGTGGCGTGAAGAGCACGCCCCCCGATTACGGGAAGGAGACGTTCGTCAGCAAGACGTGTCCAGATGGGACGCGTTCGGATGGACCTTGTCTGTTGGAATTTCCTGGCTTCTAGATAAAATGGGCTACACGTACATGCTAACGACTGCGCTGTTGTTTTTCATTCTGACCCCAGGCATCCTGCTGTCTCTGCCGCCAGGTGGTTCCAAGATGGTCGTAGCGGCAACCCACGCGGTTGTCTTTGCGGTCGTCCACAAACTCCTCCACATGTATGTCTATTAATTTCTTGAATCTAGATAAACCATGTACATCGAGTTGTTGTTGTCGGCTATCCTCTTCTACCTGTTCGTTCCGGGTGTGCTGCTGAACCTCAGCACCCCTTTCACGACCCCTGCCGTGACCCATGCCATCGTGTTCGCGCTGGCCTCCGGTCTGGTCCTCCGCAGCCTCCGTGGCGTTGCCCGCGGTGTCGGTCTCCGCGGTGGTTTCACCGCTTAAAGCATCTTCATAGGTTCTGACGCATCGCGCGACACGAGCAAGTCCTTCATATGCGAAGGTTGAAAATGCGCATCCACAATCTTCTTCACAACATACGGGTCAAACGTCTTACACGAAAACACATCTAGGTACATGTCGTTGGACTCTTCCACGAAATGCGCACAGATATTCGACGTCTCAATCAACTGGACGAGCGTGTATCCCTTCTTGTTCCCGGTTCCAAACATGACAATCTGCGGTTCTCCGTAAGCCACCATGTTGATGTCCCTGACCAGGTTCTTCGTGAACCAATAGATGTTCTCCTTCGAACGGATGGTACGCGGCATACAATTGCGTGCATTGAGAATGAGATGATAACCCCAGGTCATTTGTAGATGTAAAAAGAGATACATGTAAACCTCACTCATCATCCTTGTGGACATACGGGTTCTTGATCACAATCCGTTGGTGGTAGTCCCAATCAATACTCCAACTTCGGCGGTAGGAATCTGATTGCTCCTCGGGATATCCATCATCTTGTGCAACCATCTCCTGCACAATCCGTTCGACCGACGCATTCTTCGTCTTGATGGTCACATAGCATCGTAAGGATGCTTTCCACTCCGTACACACACTCATCTGGATATCGATGCTGAACTTCTTGGAGTGTTCGTCTCCAAAGTAGCCTCTCGTTTTCATCTCCTCGGGTTCTTCATCTAGGAGGGTCAATCCTCCAAAGATGACGTCCTTGCTTTCGAGCAGTTTGCCCACAACAGTAATCTCATCTCGCAACCACTTCTCCTCTTCCTCGCTCAGGTCGTTCGGCATGTTTGCCAATCGTTCCTTCTCCAATCGCTCGCGTTCATCCTCAATCTCGGCGAACTTCGCATATATCTTGCTTTTCTCCGCCTCGAGCGCAAGTTCGCGCAGGCGCAGTTCGCGTAGTTTCTCGTCGTAGTTGTCCATCTTGTACAAGAGTTACAACTTTGACGAAATCTACATTCGTTTTCAAAACGAATTTATTTTCAGTCTATTAATCACATTGTGTGTAAAATGCAAGGTAGCAAGGTAATTAGTCGTGTTGTTCCCGAAAGACATGGAAAGCGTTGGGAAAAAGATGAGGATGAATACATCCTTAAACGCATCAAAGAGGGTGCATTTCCTTGTAACATTGCGAATGAGGTGAAGCGAAGTACCGGAAGTATCATCAGCGAACTCAAGAAGTTAGCATATGAACAGGTGAAATCGGGCGAATCAATTCAAATCGTTGCTGAACGAACTGGATTGATGGTTGATGATATCAATGAGTACATTGAGCACAGAGATATGGCAGAAAAAATCAAGAAAACTCCCAAAGAACCGAAACCACCTCAATCACGTCCATTCTTTCTTAACAAACCGGAGGAAACAATGTTAGATGTATTAAAAGATATCCGAGAACTGTTGCGCGAACTCTTAGACAAAAAGAATGGTTCGGTGGATGTCTAATCACCGCGACGGCGCGTGACTCTGCGACCTGCATTCTTCATCTTCACGAGTGTTTTAACGGCGGGTTCCTGTTCCTTTGCGATTTCAAGACCCTTTTTCGCCTTCTCAAACGAACTGTATCCACGCATCTTCATATTGTCTTGGTAGACATACCACTTGCCGTTCTCTTCCTTGATGGTGAATGCACCACCCTTCATTCCAGTGAGAGTCATTGCTGCACGGATGTCCTTGCCCCTCTCCACTGCCTTCTTTGCCGCTTCAAAGGACTTCATTCCACCGGGACTCTTCTGCCCGTTGACATAAATATACCACAACCCGTTCTCCTCCTTGATACGCGTGTGCGTTCCACCACGACGCGTCTTGCGACGACCCCGCTTGCCTCCCAACGGAGATCGAAGATTCGCACTGATTTCCTTCAGCATGTCTCCAAACGCATCCGACGTTGTGGACACACCCGCATCCTCCGCCTGCTTGTACAACTTGTCGTACAGCGCAGCATCCTCAGCATTACGCATGACCGTGTCGTTCACCTCGTCTTCGGCAGATTCGTTCGTAAGTTCTCCAGACTGGATGCGTTTCTGGACGGAATCCAAATACTTTGCGAGTGATGCACGTGTCATTTATCTATAGAACAGAAAAACGAATGTCTGTTTCGCAAGTTGGGTCTATGTATGGATTCCCTTATCGCAAACACACTGCTTCACAAGTCTAGCGGAGAACGAGCACGTCTCATTGGAAGTGCGCGACAACACATCAAGGATGATAACTTTATCAATCTCCTCAATCTCATCGACATCAATGACCGAAAGGGTGACCAGATTCGGAAGGTCTGTCGCCAGTTCAATGTATTTGTCGGAATCCGACCACAGGTCGAGGCATGGTTGCGCTCCTAATCCGCCGATGTAGATAGAACCCAACGCCATCAAACGAGTCAAACAAGGGAATTGATGAATGAAGTCTTTTTCTGTCTATACATCGCTCCATGTCGACCACGCACAGTGTAATTGGTGCTCGGAAGCACGAAAGCAACCCCGCCAGTTCGTTCAGTTGTTCTGCTGTATCTGGAGTTGCTACAACCTTGTCCTGGTTGCGGTCCAATGTCTTCCGAATCAGAACAACGTCTTCTGTTCCGTTCAGTGTCGCATACAAACGCTCAAATCGGCGCTTGTATTTTTCATTGAGAGCAGATTCTTCTTCCGTGTCATGGACGGTTTTCATATGTGGACTTGTCAGCACGAATTCGTTTGTCCGAAACGTATCCAACACGAACTCCAGATTCGACCACACCCAATCAAATGGATGAGACGGACCCGGGTAATGGTCACGGAGAAACAACCCCACATAGCAGTTGCATCCCAGACTCAGGACTTTCATTTGTTATACACTCGAAATGAACTCCCAACGCAAATAGTCGCAAATCTTTTTCCATATCTGGTCGTGTGCTATAAGTCTGTCACGCGACTTGAGTAGCGGAAAATATACCTTGTATTCGTCGAGCTCGAGAAGCTCGAAGAACTTGTAGAGGATGTAGGAGTAGGATAGAAAGTTGGTGCGGTCGTTGGGGCAATACAGCAGAAAAGGCGCTTGAATTTCCTGAAACATGGCTCGAATCTTCTCTTCAATTTCGGGGGTGATGGTAGGGGGCGGGTTTCCGTTAAGTCGACTAAGTATGTGCGCTCGGTGCTCATAATACTTGCTTCTGCCCAGTTTCTTTAAAATCTGACGTATGTCTTCCTCCGACAAGTCTGCAATGTTGTTGATGCGTCGCTTGCGGATTTCCAGCACCACCTCGTTCATGACGTCCTCTGGAATGATGGTGGATTCTTTTGCTTGGAACTGGTTAAGGATTTCATTCAGATGATTGATTTTCTTGTACGCATAGTTGTTGCGCTCCTTCGGTGGATCACGGAAGGATGGGAAGTCGGACACAACGAGGGCGTACTCTTCGGATCCACAACGTGGACAGACTAGAATGCCTTCGGATGAGATTTCTTCGCGTGCCACATTGCACTGCGCACAGTGTTCGGTGAGCAACTGGATGACTTCGGGTCCATTGGACAACTTCATGCGTTGAATGTATTCGTCAAACATCTGTTTGCGGGTATGACCGTTCTGTTCGGGAACAGCACTCGAAAAGAACTTCAGAAAGGTATTCGTATCCTTCGGTAACAAGGATGAGGGTCCAGAACCATTCGCATCCTGCTTCTTGTAGTATTCAATGAGGATGTCCATGTTTTTGAGGTAGTAGTCTTCCACGGGGTTTGCCTGGGCAAGTTCTTCTTCAATCTCGCGAATTCGTCCCTGTTTCCGCGTTGCCTCTACAACATCCTCCAAATCATTCTGAGCATACAAGACAGAGACTTCTTGACGAAGGTTATTCAGTTCGTCTTTCAAGGACAACTGCATCGTCGTCGATTCCCGTAGGGTCTGAATCACCTCCTGATGTACCGAGTCCAGCGTCCCCGTCTTGGGTCCATTTGCCGTTTCCCGAATCTTCCTCACGCGGAACACGTCCATTTATGAACTCTTTTGCTTGGTTCATGAAGACCCTATTTTGATACAGAATGGGTCGTTGACGACGAGTGGCAGCTCAAAAACCCACTGCGATTGATGCCTGCTTGACAATGGACAAAGATTGTCTGATTGCCTTCTTGTAGAAAGTCGTGGAGAACTCGCTCAAATCGAGGATACCAGTGCAAAATGTTGACATTCGGATCATCCAATGCTTCAAGGACATAGTATTTGTCCGGGTGCATAGATCGAAACCATCGCGGAGAATGAATGGAAAAAGCACAGTTAATCACGTGTGAAATCCGATACTTCTCTACAAACTGGGGGGTGAGCATGTTTCCAGACCCAACGAGAATACGTGGATGAAACCAAGCCGGAGCAAACGGCAGCTGCATTGTATTAGTTCTCCAGCATACTTTTAAGCACCGCACGTACCGTAGCATTTCGCTCTGTCAAGAGAAGAGTCTGAATATCCTCACGAAGTTCCGGATCCGCACGCATCATACCTTGGAGTGTATTCCAGTCTATATTTACGCCCCGCAGAAGACCAACGACATTGAACCCATGCTTGTGTAGAAATCGCATCTGCGTGAGACACCACATATAGGAGTTGTCCGTGTGGTCGTGATACTGTAGAAAGGGATTGAATACGTCGGTGTTGTCTATATTGTCCCATGTATTGGCTTCTGTGATGGCTTCATACATATCGTGGAGCATCAGAGACTCCAACTTGCTGTA